AATTGCGCCACGCCGTTGCGGTCTGTCATCAGCACCCGCACCACGCCATCGTCATAGAACATCAGCGGGATGCGGCCAGACGCATCCAACGTCACCGGGTTTGGAAACTCCTCGCCACCCGTCAGCGCCGCCGTGCGGTAGGCGTTCTGCGGATTGAGAGTGCCTGCCTGAAACGAATACAGCAGCCCTCCGACCAAGGGCTCATGCGTGGCGTTGTGCCATTGCTGCGTCAGGCAGAGTGATGTCGTTCCAGACATTTCAGTCCCCAATGCTCCTGCCGACTTGCGCCCCGGCTGCTCTCGATCCCGCGTTCTCCACCATCGTGCGGAGCAAGTTCATCACCCTGACGTCACTGGCCGCAGCCCTTGTCGCCTGCTCGATCAACTGCGGGTCCCTCGACACCAGCATGTGCGCGAGGTGTTCAGCCATCCGTGCATTGGCGAACTTCCGCGCACCGATTGCAGCGCCGCCGTACATCGCAGCGCCCTGCGGCGAGGTCGGATCGTAGTTGCCGGTCAACACCGACGCTGGAACGCCGATGCCGGTTAATGCGCCAGCGGCGTAGTATTGCTCCATCGTCGATGAGTTGCCGCGCACCTTCTCGCGGAACCGTTCCATCAGGTTCTCGACATGATGCATCGCCTCAAATTCGCGGATCGCAGCCTGATCGTTGTTGAACAGCACCGCGATCTTCTTCTGCGCGTCTGGGCTGGCGTTCAGCTTGGCCCAGAGGTTGTGGCTATCCTTTTGCCCGCCGAACTTGTCGAGCAGTTGGCTTAGGCCAGCTTTGCGGAACGCCTCCTGCGCTTCCGGCGACCGCCCCCGCATGTCGTTCGCCGCCATCTCTGGCGTGTAGTGGTTGCTCTTGATGAACCGCTGGCCATCCGTGATCGCTCGATCAACCCCAAAATACATCTCCGACGCAGCTCGCGCCTGCGCGTAAGGCCCCTGCTGACCTCCGGTTAGATTATCCAGCTCGTTGACCAGCACGTTCTTGAGCTGTGTTAACGCCTGCACATCACCAGCGCCGCCGGGCGTTGCCTTCGCCGCCGTGATCTGGTGGTCGATGATCTTCTTGGTGGCGTCCCAAAATTCCAGACTATCCACGCCGGGCGACACCCGCATCTCGACTGAAGCCCGGTCGCCGACCTCCTTCAGCGCCTTCTCACCGGCAGCGTTAAGCCGCTGATGACCCTGCAGCAGTTGCACCAATCGCGGCGACACCACGCCGCTTGAGAATTGCTGCATCACGCCCTGATACATAGGCGTCGTGACTTGCGCCTTCTCCGCGTTGACGGCCAGCCGCGCCATCTCGTTGTCACCGAGCGGCCCGAACTTGCCCTCCAGCCAATCGACGACGCGCTGTAATTGACCGGCGGCCCGGCGTTCCAGCGGCTCCTGCAGGACGGCACCGGCATTGGGATCGATGTTCTTCGCGGCTCGCGCGGCGACCCGGCCCGGCTCTCCAAGGATATCGCCGATCATGGTGTTCGCGGGAAGCTGTCCCGTCACCGGGTCTGGCATTATCCGCGTGTTCGGCGGCGTATGAGCCGCCTGCCGCGCCAGCTGCGCGACCTTGGTCATGGCCCGTTTCGCCGGGGCGGCCATGTCCATGACGGAACGTCCGATGTAGTTCGCAATCGTCGGTCCAGCTCCCGCCACGCCAGCACCGACTGCTGCCCCTCCACCCGCGCCGATCAGCGCCGGGCCGACGCGCTGCGAGATGTCGCCTTCCGCCGATCCGGCCCCGCTCAGGCCGCCAGCGATAGAACCCTGCATGATGCCGCTGCCGACACGGCTCGCCACGGTGCGGCCTGCGCTGGTCAGCGGGCCGCCGGGCAGCGGCACCGCAGCGCCTCCTGCGACCTCACCCCCCAGCGTGGTGCCGGGGTATTGCTGTTTCGATTGCGCGTAGAGCTTGCGAGCGTCCTCGACGGCTTTCTTGTAGGCCGCCATCGCGGCATCGTTCGGGTTGTTCTGGTAGTTGCCCCACGCCTGCTTGGCGATGTTGACCGCAGCCATCAACCGCTCGCCGACGCCGCCGGGTATCGATGCGCCAAGACCAGCCTCGATACCGCGCAGCTCATCGCCGAACCCAAACGTCAGCCCCTGCTCGACGCCGGTCATAAAGGCGGTGCCCTGACCGACGTCGCCGGTCTGCATCTGCGGCGGCAACGGAGCCTTCTGCGTTGCTGTCGGTGCAGCCGGTGGAGGAGCCGCGCCGGTCGCGAACCGGGCGTATGGATTGTCCTCGACCGGAGCCTTGTTCTGCGCCTGCGCCACCATCGACGCCAGCTGGACACGCTCGTCGTCGGGGGCGGTGGGCGGCGCAGACGAGGGAGAAGGTGCTGCGCCGCCCCGGCCCGGTGCCGGTGACGAGGGCGTTCCCCGCACCGCGCCTTCTGGAGCGTAGAAAAGGTGGCCGCCGATATTGGCGAGCGGCTGGCCCCGCGCCCAATCCGGCACCAGCTTGCGCCTGTCGGTTCGGGCAAGATGCGCCTGCGCCGACGGCGAATAGAAATGCGTGGCACCGCCGGTCGGGTCTTGCACCACACCCTTGAAAATGTCGTCGGCGATCTTGGCGATGGACTGATAGTGCGGATCGTCCTCGCGCAGATCGAGCATCCGCTGACGCGCGTCGGGGCGCGACCACGGCTCGAATGCGTGCTTCTTGCCGATCACGCCCTCGACGCCCTCGCCATACAATTGGCTGCGACCCGACGAGACGCGATTGCGGATCACATTGGCGACCGCAGCCCGACCGGCCTCGTCCTTGTCGCCTGCTTCTCCGAAAATCGTGCGGATCACCAGATCGCGGGAACGCGGATTGAGTTCGACCGGATCGTAGTAAGACGACGCCTCAAACGACGCATACGGGTTCTCATCCGCCGTCGATGATCCAACCGTGATGCGAAGCGGATCGGCCATTTCAGTCTACCGGCGTGTTGTCGGTGTAATTCGGGTCCATGTACTGACCCTTGCGTTGTGCGTTGGCGTATTTCTGATTGAACATGATGCGACGACGAACGAGGTCTGCGGCGTCCTTGAATATTCTTTCCCGAACATCTGCGGCCTGACCAACCGACCCCTGCACTTGCAGCAGGATCGCTCGCTCGCCTTCGGTCGGGTTACCGCCGAACGTCGCGCGGAGCTGCTCCAGCGCACCGCCCGTGATCTTATTCTGCAGGATTACCGTGTCGGCACCGGCTTGCTTGCCGCCAATCCCGGTCAGTGACGAGATCGTGCCGCGCAGCTGCGCCGCTGGACCGTGGAACGCTCGCTTGTTCAGCTCCAGCATCTCGCCGATGGTCGTCAGCGTATTGCGTCCGCTTTGGATCGCGTCGTCGGCCTTCTTCAGCTCCGCATTATCGACGCTCGACTGTTCCTTGACCCGGTTCTTCGTCCACTCCTGCCGCTGCGAGTAGGACAGGCCCGGCGGCGGCTGCAGGATCGGCGCTGCGGTCGATGGCTGACGTTGCGGCGGCGGTGCTGGTGCTTGGACCGCAGCTGGCGCAGCCGTCGTGCCGCCGCCGAGATACTGCTGCGACCCGCCGGGCTGCAGGCCGAATGTTTTCTCGAATTGCGCCGCCGTGTTCGGACGCTGCTTGAGAATATCGATGGCTTCCTTCGGCGGCTCGCGCGGTCCTGCTTGTGGCGGAGCTTGCGGTACAGCAGCTTGTCGACCGGCTGCGGTAAAGACACCCGTCTCGATGTCGGTCGTGCCCTTGAGCTGTCCGTTCGGCCCAATGTGGAAAATCTTGCCCTCGGCCTGAATGTTCTGGCTCTTGTCCTTGGCGAGATCGACGTGCTGCTGCTGGATGCCGAGCGACTGCTTGCGGTAGTCCTGCAGCCCCTTCATTTCCTCCATCTTCAGGAACTGCGCCGCCAGCGCCGGGTTGACGCGATACATCGCGGTCGCCGCCGCCCGATAGTCGATGCTGCCATCCGCCGTCTTGGGCAAGTTCTCCAGCGCCTGCCCGGTGCGGTAGTCGCGGATGCCACCGCCAATCGCATCGACGGTGCTGTCGATTGTGCCAGCGATGCTGGGAGGCCCGTACTGCGCCATGCATCACCTAACCGTATGCCGGGTTGATCTGACCGTAGGTGCCGAACGGATTTGAACCGTAGGCCGCCGACGATGGGTTGCCGCCGCCAAGGAAGCGGGAGAGGTCGAACCCACCGGAACCTCCCCCTCCACCACCCATAGGCATTCCGGTTGCGGCGCTGGCCGCCAGCTTCACGCCGCCCATGATGGCGTCGAAGGCATTCTTCGACGCCGCGTTGCTGGCGTTCTGCGCGTCGATGATGCCCTGCGAATTGGCGTTCGCGGTGCCGGTCTGGTACTGCGCCAGCGCGTTCGCAAGTCCGGTTTCGAGACCAGCCGATTGCGTGGCGTAGCCGCCCTTCTGCGCCTCGTAGCCAGCCTGCTGCCCGGCGATGCCAGCCTTGCTGGCTTCCAGCGGAGCCTTCTGCGCCTCAAGACCGGCCTTGCCAGCCTCAAGGCCACTCTGGGCGACGTTGTATGCGCCCTGCTGCCCGGCGATCTGCGGAGCCAGCGACAGGAACGGCTTCAGGCCCTCCGCGTACTGCTGCCACTTGGTGTCGGCGATGTTGGCACCGCGATCAAACACGCTCTGTATCGCATTACCGGACGACAGCATCCCCATCGAGGCGGCGTTGCGTTTGATCTGCTCCGCAGCTTCGTCCTGCGAGAACTGATAGCCGGGCTGCGCCCGCACCGCTGCAGTCGGGTCGCCGCCGCCGATGCCATAGAGCTGCGCGTAGGCATCGAAGCCGCCGCCAGCCGTCTTGGCGAGTGGATCGAACCGCGCCGACGCTTGGTTCAGCGGGTCTTTCGCGCTCTCAAGGTAACCCTTCGCGCTGTCGAAATAGCCCTTGGCGTTTTCGGGATACTGCATCGCCCCGCCGAGCATCCCTTGGGCGCTGTCGAGGTAGCCGGGGATTTTGTCGAGATACTGCTGCGCCTCGCCGTAGCCTTGGTTCAGCGTCCCGGTGGCTTGAGTGAGGCCAGCCGCGCGTCCAGCCGCAGCTTGGTAATACGGCTCCTTGGCTTTGCTGCCGCTGAACAGGTCGCTGAACAGTCCCATCGCTACACCTCTGTCCTGACCACGCGCATGATCTGATCCAGTGCGCGGAAATACTCGTACCAAACCTTCGACATCAGCCCGCTTGCCGGGTCTAGCAGCGGCACCTGTGGCGGAGGCATGGGCGGGATCACGGGGGATGCGGTAGCCATCTCACGCCACCGCCCTGCGGCTGATCTTCGGCATGTCGCCGCCCCGGAACGAGACGTAGACCGGGTCAGAGACACGCACCTTCCAGACCCGACCATAGGCCCCTGTCGAGCCGGTCAGATTGACCTTGGCCGACATGGGGGCCGCCACGCCCTGCCGGTTCAATTCGCAGATGCGAGGCGGCACGAACGACAGACCGCCGTCGTCACTCCACGAAATGTTCACCCTCGGTCGGCGCTGGATCGGGTCGAGGCCGAGCGCATCGCCGCGTCCCGGCACAAAATTGAAATACGCCGGGCCAACCACCGCGCGATACGGGAACGGCTCCGGTCGCTTGCTCCAGCATTCCCAGACCAGCGGCTGGTCGTATTCAGTGTAGTTCTCGGGATCGATCCTGCCGATGTTGCCGCTATCATTATCGCCGACAACCCAGAAGCCATGCGCCGACAGCGCCTGCTGCGTGCGATTGGTTTCTGAGAGGTAGGATTTCCTCTCAACCCAGCACTGCGTGGTGAGGTCGTACAACCACGTCCAAACGGGGGACCGCACCTTGACGTACATATGGCCGTCGCAAACGAACGACGTCATCTCAAGGGTGGTCTTGTCCGCGACCCTCGCGATGTCACGCTCGACGTCTGGGACGCTGATGCGTTCCGGCTGGTAGCCGTTGACCCGCATCACTTGGTCGTTCTTTGAGATGATGATGAGGCCAAGGTCGATGCCGTTCTCTGTCCCTGTCACGCAATCCGGCCCGGCTATCCCTCTCGGGATGACGGTCACCCGGTTGAGCGGAAACAGCGAAGGATTGATCGGCTTGCCCCAGACCTCGATGCTGTCCGGTCCCAGAAGGTAGAGTTGGTCGTTAAAGTAGAGGCAGCGTGACAGGCCGTCCGGCTTCGCCTCAGCCGTCACGAAATGCGCCGGGTCTACCGTTGTGGTGTTGATGCCAGACGAGTAGCAGCGCCCCGAGCTGGTGATGAAGAAGAAGAACCCGATACCGAAGCAAACATCGACCACGACCGGCAAGTCGAGGTCTGGATAGGCGCTGATGCTCGTCGTCGTAAAGACGTTCGCACCAATGTTCGTCACCACGACTTGATCCGGCGTCAGGTTCTGGTTGAACGCGAACCGCGCCTTGTTTGTGCCGGGCAGCGTACCGACAAACTCCATCGCTCCACCAAGCGAGCTGTCAACCCGGTTCAGGGTTTCGGTGTAGGCGGCGTAGACGATATTGTCGCGCGAGATCGCCATGCCACGGAAATTCTCGTCGCCCGACGTCGCCCACTCCGTGACGCCGGGTTGGCGTATCCACTTGATATTGTCGCCCGCCTTCTCGACCATCGCATTGATCAGCCGACCGTCCGCTTCGTGCGTCACGGTGCCGGGATTGGACGAGATCGGGAAATCGATCTTCATCAGAAATAATCCGGCTGCACGGGAGCACCAACCGGAGCCGAGCGATTGATCGAACGCAGGCGGTTTTCTGGTGAGAACGGGTGCGCCTCGGGGCCCAGCATCCGCTCCAGTTCGTCAACCATCACGCTGAACCGCGCACCAAGATGCCGGGCCAGCACCTGACCCAGCGGAACGATCAGCTCGTTCGGTATCTGGTCGGTGTTACCGACCGTCACGATTGATCGCGCGGACAGTTCCGCGAGAATGCCGTCGATCCGGTCGTCGACGGCAGCAAATTCCTCCGCCGACGGCGGCGTCCCATAGGACGTCACCTTCAGCTCGTCGAGGCAGGCGCGGATCAAATCCTCGCGTGTCCCGTATGTTGCCATCGATTACCCCTTGGATTGACGCTCCTGTCGCTCCGCGACGGGCTCAACCTTGTAGCGTTTCATGTTCGGTGCGCGTTTCACGATATTGTCGAGCAGCAGCTTCTTGTCACTGTTGAGGCCCGGTGCCTCGTTATCGATCAGCACCGGCTTGTCCTTGTCGAAGCGGACGTCGCCCCAGAAATTGAACGACGGCCCCGGCACCGCCTGTTCGTGTTCGTTGCCGTGTCTGTCCGTCATCGTCGCGCTGTGCAGCTCATCCTCGCCAAGCCACGTCACCATGAGTTTCGGCATGTCGTTTCCCTCGCCTGATTGAAAATTCCCTCCCGGCGTGAACCGGGAGGGTAGTCTGCGGTGGGTAGTTAGGTTGCTGACGCCGCGTAAAAGCCGGTCACCATGCCCCACTGCTTGAGGTTGGAACCGCTCTTCGGATGTTTCTTAAAGACTTTCCCGACGCCGTAGCACATTTCCACGCCAGCACCGACGTTGAACTGATAGTCATCTTCCTTGAGGAAGGTCGGCTTCGCCATCTGGCCCCACGGCATCGCCAGAGCGGACTGACCGCACAGGAACACCGGATGGCATTTCACGGTGCCGGTGTTGGTCAATGCAGTCGCCCACAATCCGCCGGTCACGACGTAGTCGTCGATCTCGGGGATTTCGCGGATGATCACGCCATCCCAGATCAGGTCGCCGTCTTGGAAGATCGGGCTC